ACAGAAATGGCAAGCAAACGCTTGTTAACCATTAATTGTGATAGTAGTGGATTTGCATCCTATTACGTCGGTTTCGACTCTACCATTCCAATGTACAATCTGCAAGAGTTAATTATTTATCACAGCGACCAAAGCAGCAACCGCACTAGCATCGAGTCTGACATCAACACGTACTACAATATCTATCCTTCTGATCAATTCGAATACAAATTACTCGATACTAACTACGGTGAAGGTGCTACTGCAGCATACTCTGTTCGTAAGCTAAAGGATAGCTCCGCACTTTCTATGAGGATCCTAGTAGATAAAGCATCTGTAATCGGCACCCCTGACGCTAGTGACTACTTTGCAGATATCGGGTTTGATGCCAACGGGAATCTTGATACCGCTCTCATAGAGTCGCTTTGCGATAACCCTAGCGGAACCAATTACGATGCGTATGTGGTCACCCTTTACGACCAGACTGGAGGCGGCAATCACGCTGTTCAGGCTACGTATGTTAATTCCCCGAAGATCGCTACAGCGGGGGTAGTGAGTTTAATAAATGGAAAGCCAAAAATTGAGTTTAGCACCACCTCAAAGATGAGCGTAGCTGGAGCTCAATTTACTAATTCTACAAAACGACTGGATATGTATGCCGTGTTGTCTTTTGATAGTATTACAACATCAGGCCAGGTGTATGATGGAAACATAGCCTTCTTTGACAACCAAAGCCGAGCTATAGCAAATAATGGAGTACTAAAAAGTATGGTTAGTTCTGTTCGTTCTGGTCCGAGTGTATCAACAGGAACACAGTACTCTACATATTTTAGACTTGGTGGTTCATACACAAATGATTCCACTTTAAATGCAGCTTCTGGAATTAACGGAAAAATCATCGAGGGCGGAAGCGCTGGTAATATCAACCCAACGACTATAGCAATAGGGAACGACAACTTAAATGATTGGAATCTTCAGGAGATGATTGTTTATAACCCTCCTAGCGACCTAAACAAAAGCTATATAGAAGCAAATATTAACGACTACTTCGATATTGACGGAGTTTGACAATACAAAAACAATCATTAAATTCGCATTCAAATGGCAAAAGTTTATCTCCCAGTAGAACCGACAGCAGACATGACGTCTGAAGAGCGTTGTAAGGCTATCAATGCAGAAGTGTGGAGCCTACGCAGACCCGACTCTATCAAGCACCCTAACGATATAACAAAGTATTACTATGCTACTATCGTTCACCCAACCACCAATCAGTGGGCTATAATAGGAGACACTGAAGAGCAAGTGCGTATACACCCCGCCGTGGATATGACTAACATGATCGCTCTGATGCCAGAAGTTCCGCAAGCAGAGAAAGATCAGCTGGTGGCATATATCGACGCTAACAAGGGTGGTAGCGTTCCGTTTGGAACCTTTATTCCTTCCTCCTCCACCCAGATGACTGAGTCGGAGGCAGATGCTGCAGGGTGGTTCCCTGATCCGTTGGAAATATGATGAGACTGATATACCTCCTGATAGTAGCGACTATTGGGATAGCTCTCATCCCTATTGGATTGCTCTACTCATTTGTTATTGCTTTCTTTTCTTTCAGCTGGAATCCCATCCCGAAGCTGTCGAGGTACTTGCATTCCTTGGGCTTGTCGCTTTCAAGATTGCTGAACGTAACTTGTTGCGAGTTATTCGACGATATAGCGATACAACCTGGTGGTCACAAGTTTGGGGATCATGATGAAACCACCAGCTCGGTCCTTGGAAAAAATCAAGACCAAGGTACCTTGAAGCCTATCGGGGAGTTTATGGTGAAGATGCTCGATAAAGTTGACCCTGGGCATGCAAAAGATGCAGCGGGGATCAGCTGAGGCTATTGTAAAACCTCTGCACTAAAAGTCTTGCTTTTTGGGTGATGGCATACCTAACCCTGTAGTTGTATTTTGTTTCATCCCTGAACAGATGGTCATCCAGACTTTGTGACGGAGTGAGTCGCTCAAAGTGCTTGTATATATACCCTTCCTGAGCTAAGGGGTATACAGTTCTATTGGCTAGGTTGTTTTCATTAAAGCCATACTCTTCAGAGGCGTATTTCAGGGTCCAAAACTCCAGATCGTAGGCCCAAATTAGAAACTCTAAATGGCTCCAAGATATGCCGTTGGACTCACAGAAATCAAGCCTTACAGAGTGTAAGTTCTTGAGGTAGTTATGATTTACGTTCCTGCTTTTCAAAAAAGAAAAGTCTCTGAACATGTGTTTTTTGCTCGATCTTGATTTGATCATAGAATAGCTATCTTTGAATTATGAATAACCTAGATAAGGAGTTTATAGCTGAAGCATACTCTTTGATCGTCCAGATAGAGGAATTGATCAAAAAGTATGAATACGAAGACAGAGTAATGTCTGCTATCCTTATTGGGATATTGGATATTGATTTTCAAAACCAACCTAAAGAAGGCGACGATGTTCAGCTGAAGAGTGTGTTTAGCTACAATTTGGACAGCAAAGATGAGCTAGAGGTGGTTAAGCAAATCATGACTGCACAATATGAGGATCACGACGACGATATTGACAATTTTTTAAATGACCTCGGAATATCTTTGAACTAATGGACGGACTGATTAGAAAGCTCGTTATCGGGAAAGACCCCAAGAACGGGATGGCCTACTTTTTAGGCATGAAGGCTGGAGGCGGGAAGGTGTCCGCAATTATCCAGGACGATTCTTACTTGCACAAACACAGCAAATGCAGGTATTTAGTGTATGTAGAAAGAGAAGAGGGCACTGACCTCTGGAAAGCGATTGATGATATGCCATGCCTAATTGAATTTGACCTAGACTTCTAATATAATGAAATCACTTAAAAACTTTATTGTAGAAATAGAAAAAGAGCTTCAAGACGAAATTACCACAGACAGCGGACTTAAACTATATATAGACACTAAGTACAATGAGTTTGAGCACCGTACTACAGAGGGTAAGATATTGTCTGTACCGCTTAAATATTACACTGGGGCAAAAGATGGAGATACTCTCTATTTTCATCATCATGTGGTCATCAATGGTGGTAGTCCTCTTAATAAGACGGATAAGCAATACGTGGTTAACTATGATGACATTCATGCTGCACAGAATCAAGCGATCGCTTACAAAGACAGAGATAGCGGTGAGATCGTACCTATCAAGGGTTGGGCTTTGCTGGAGCCTGTTAAAAAAGATGATAAAGGATCTGAGGGGGCTATAGAAATAGTAACTTTAGAAGAGGACCCAGTAACAGAGGGGGTGGTGTCTTTCTCAACCAACGAACTTGATGAGATTGGCGTTTCAGAGGGGGACGTTGTTGGATTCAAGAAGAATAGAGATTATAGAATCAAAATCGATGGGAAGGAATACTACAGGGTCGCGGTCTCGGAACTCCTCTACAGGGTTTAATACCCTCACTGCTGCTGTAAAGCTCATGGATGCTATGGCGATAGCTATTGACAACATGATCGAAGAAGTGAAAAAACCTGTGGATCAAGATATCAATGGTTCGGCTAGAAAAGCTGAACTTCAGTCAGTTAAACAAACAGCCATAGATTGTAAAGAGCTACTACGTGAGCGACAGTCCTTGGAACAAATGGTCAAAGAGCTTCAAGAAAATGGAAAAGTTGAAGAAGAAAAAGATTACTCAGGTGGATTTGCGGAGAAGTTCAGCAAGTGATCACACTTTTTATGTTGCTGGCTTTGATTGGGTGAAAACAACAACTAATAACAATCACATCTATTATAACGATGAGTGGAATGGTGAATACGAAGACTGACAGTCTTGATGATATCAGTATAGCTGTACTTGCTTGGGCTGACGAAAGGAGGCTAATACACCCTGGAAATGCAAACAAGCAAATTTTGAAAGTCATGGAAGAGGTCGGGGAGCTGGCTGGCGCCATGGCTAAAAACAACAAGAAAGAAATAATTGATGCTATAGGGGACAGCCTTGTAACAATCATTATATTAGCTGCACAGATGAACCTCAGTGTTAAGGAGTGTCTTGGGGTAGCTTACAACGAGATCGCCAATCGCACTGGAAAAACAGTAAACGGCGTCTTTATTAAAGATGAAAAAAAGAAACTATAAGAATGAGTACAGCAAGTACGGTAAGTCTGAGAAGGCAAAGAAGTACCGTGCGCAATTAAATAAATACAACAGAAAGAAAGGTACATACGGTAACGGGGACGGTATGGACGCAGCCCACGAGGGTGGGCGAATACGACGGTTTGTTAAGGCTTCTATAAACAGAGCTAACAACAGACCCAAGAGGAGAGCAAGCAAATAATCGACAAGACGACCTCCTACGCATTAGAGGTGGATCAACTGGGGCGTAGCTCAGCTGGTTAGAGCGTCTGTCTTATACACAGGAAGTCGAGGGTTCGAGCCCCTCCGCCCCAACAATTTTTGTTACCTTTGAGAAAATTCCTTCAATGAAACCAGATAAGTTCACCTTTAATGGATGGAGACTCTTTTCGGTTATTCTTGTATCTATCGCTTTGGGTGCTTGCGGCACTTATGCTAGTGTATCTAAGTCACTTGATAACGACCTAAAATACAAAGATATACCTCTTCAAAATTACTCAGATACTGTTTTTGTTTCTGAGTACAGGGCCACCTTGGAGCCCGACTATATTGCTACCTTGAAAATAGATAGCAACTTGATTGGCGTTAAAGTAGATCCTTATATAATACAAACAACACCTGGTAGTAAGGGATCTGAATACTACTATCGGGTACATGTTTATCACTCGAAGATCGACAGCGTATTTATGGGCGCTGTTGATACCGCTAATCAAACTCTATCATGGGAAAAGTAATGACTCTTTTGGGGTTGTGCTGTCTTGGCATAATCTGCTCGACGTGTTCCCCGCGTCACTGTGAAGCATATACGATACATTCTGAAAAGAATTGTTTCGTAGAATGCCCTCGTAGCTCAGTTGGATAGAGCAACAGCCTTCTAAGCTGTGGGTCCCAGGTTCGAGTCCTGGCGGGGGTACGTAATTTAATGTAATGAATGAAGGTGAAGTTATTTGGTTGGACCCTGACTCTGAACGAGGAGAGGTCCTGGAAGTCCATGGGCTTCTCGTTGGTATTCCAAAGAAACCGAAGCGATCTGAGATACTCTTCCATGAAGAGGCAGATGGCTTGCAAATGTGGAAACGCATCCCTATGCCCGAAGAGTTGTCGCGGGTTAGAAGTATGGATGACTGGCTCGAAAAGCCTTCCGAGTTTAGGAAAAAGTTTTCTGGTTACATCGAGGAGGAGTTTAAGCGGAGGCGCAATGGTGTTTGGTTTTACAATAATGGCGTCCCTACGTACATTACGGGAAGGCACTATATGTTTCTCCAGTGGAGTAAAATCGACATCGGGTATCCTTCGTATCTTGCCTTCCAGCGTGAAATCTTTATTCACATGGCTGCGTGCGAAGCTGATCCCCGTTGTATCGGTCAGCTTTATACTAAGTGTAGGCGTTCTGGCTATACTAATATCTGTGCTTCTGTACTTGTTGACGAGGCTACACAGGTTAAAGACAAGCTGCTTGGAATTCAGTCGAAGACTGGTAAAGACGCTCAAGAAAATATTTTCATGAAGAAAGTGATTCCGATGTTTCGGAGTTACCCATTCTTCTTCAAACCTATTCAAGATGGAACTACAAACCCTCGTATGGAGCTTGCTTTCAGAGAGCCCTCTAAGCGTATTACAAAGAAGAATAAAACCTCTCAGAAAGGAGACGCTCTCAACACGATCATTAATTGGAAAAACACCACTAATAACGCCTATGACGGAGAGAAACTTCATATGTTGTACCTCGATGAGGCTGGCAAGTGGGAAAAACCAGTCGACATCAAAGAGGCGTGGAGGATCGAAAGGACGTGTCTTATCGTCGGTAAGAAGATTGTTGGGAAGGCGCTAGTAGGAAGTACTGTAAACCCTATGGATAAAGGCGGGGAGGAGTACAAAGTTTTGTGGGAGGATTCTGACCCTGGAGAACGAAACGCCAATGGGAGAACCAGATCAGGCTTGTACAGGATATTTATCCCAGCCAGTGAAGCCTTAGAGGGGTTTTTTGATCAATACGGGATGCCGATCATCAAAGACCCAGAGTCTCCTGTGAATGGAGTCGACGGGGAGACGATAGATCAAGGGAGTGAGACGTATCTAAAAAATGAAAGGGACAGCCTCAAGCATGATCCTTCCGAACTTAACGAAATCATCAGGCAATTTCCTTTAACTGAAGATGAGGCATTTAGAGATAGTATCGAGGGGAGCATTTTCAATATTGGGAAGATATACCAGCAGATAGATTGGAACAACAATCTGTACCCCAACCCTATTGTTCGAGGAAATTTTGTATGGAAGGAGAAAGACAAAGAGGTGATTTTTACACCAGACCCCAGAGGTAGGTTTCATATTGCTTGGCAACCTGCTGCTGAAATGCGCAATAGAGTTTTAGAGATTAAAGGGAAAAAAGTCCCTCCGCATTCTCAACAAGGTGTGGGTGGGGTTGACTCCTACGACCTCGATGAAACCGTCGATGGAAGGGGGTCTAAGGGGGCTTTGCATCTGTACAATAAGTTCAGCATGAACGAAAATATACCAAGCAACATGTTTGTTTTGGAATATGCTTCACGTCCTGATCTCGCCAGCATTTTTTACGAGGACGTTCTTATGGCGGCTTTCTACTACGGATATCCTCTTTTGGTTGAAAACAACAAGTATGGTATAGTAAGGTATTTTGAGTCAAGAGGTTACGATGGGTATTTGATGGATAGACCCGCACATCTTATGGCGGCGAATTCTAAAGTGAATGTCAAGACCAAAGGGATACCATCAAACTCCCAGGATGTCATACAAGCTCACGCTCATGCTATTGAAGCATACATTCATAATCATGTCGGTATAAGGCCTGAAACAGAGGACTTTGGCAATATGTACTTCAACAATACTCTAGAGGATTGGATAGGGTATAAGATCAGCAATAGAACAAAATATGACCTTACAATCAGTTCTGGTCTGGCTCTTCTTGCTGCTCAAAAAACAAAAAAAGAAATACCGAAATCAAATTTCAGCGACAAGGTGTTCTTTAGAAAGAGTAAAGTGAAAGAATGGCACCGTTAAGTTTGCTATATTTGCCACTAGATGTACGGCAAAGAGGGTAAAAACAGCATCAACTTTCCTGATCCCCTTGCACCCAGGAAAACTAAAGAAGGGAAGGAGTATGGTCTTCGCTATGCGAAAGCTATTTCCGCCCAATGGGGGAGTTCCGAGCAGGATACCTCTCTTATGCGTAAGAGAAAGCGCACTTTTGACCGCAATAGACGGTATGCAAACGGAACGCAAGACACAAGTATATACAGGCAGTTGTTGACCAGTTTGGACCCCAGCAATTCTGATGGAAGCTTCTTGAACCTTGACTTCACCCCCGTACCTATCCTACCTAAGTTTGTTCGGATTGTAGTCAATAAGATTCTTTCTAGCGCCCCTTATCCTAACCTTGAGGCCGTAGACCCTCTTTCTTCCAGCGAGAAGGATTTGGAGAGGAAGAAGGTTGAAATGGCGGTAGCCAACAAAAGAAAGCTTCAGGAGATACAGAAAACCACTGGAGTTAATGTTTCTGAGATGGATGAAATCCCAGAGACGCTTGAAGAAGCTGAAATCTTTATCGGGAACAACATCAAATCTTCTTCAGAGATCGCCGCACAGATTGCGACGAACATGACTCTGAAATGGAACGACTTCAATGATTCGACGTACAGGCGTTGCGTTAATGATCTCACAACTCTTGGTATGGCTGTCGTAAAGCGGGACAATGATCCTAACTATGGCATCAAAACCAACTACGTTGATCCTAGCGAGTTCGTTCATAGCTACACTGAAGATCCCAATTTCGGGGACTTGGTGTATGCGGGGCACATAAGGAGAATCCCGATTCAAGAACTAAAGAGGATTGCTGGGGACCAATTCACTGAAGAGCAGTACAAGCAGATTGCTCAAAAGGCAGCAAAAAAATACGGGTACGACACCTCCAAGATAGGTCAGAGCGGATATGACGATTACCTGAAGAGGTATAGATTTGGCTATGACGAGTACATGGTTGAAGTCCTGGACTTCGAGTTCATCGCTGTCGATGAGATGTACTTTGAGGAGAAAGAAAGCAGACATGGTAATGTAGGGTTTTATTTCAAGGGGGACAACTACAAGGCCCCCACAAACTCTATTTACAAGCGCGAGGTAAAGAAGTTGGACAACGCTGTAGTCTACGGAGGTATACATATTGTCGGGTGCGATATGATCTTCAACTACGGCATCAAAACCAACATTCCTAAGA